AAAACCAGAAAATATAAATTCAGTTATTAAAGCAATAGAGAAACTAGGTGAGTCAGGAACACTTCCTAGATAACATATAAATAGTATTATGACTACTACAAATAGTTACAATAGACAACCTACTAAACTGGATTATGCAGATCCTACAAAGTTTAAATTTAATATACTTAAACTTCCTAAAGTAGAATATTTTTGTACATCAGTAAATCTACCAGGCGTATCATTAGCAGACAATTATTCACAACCTACACCATTTAGAGATATACCTTTACCAGGTGAAAAATTAACTTACGATAAATTGTCTATGTCATTTTTAGTAGATGAAAACCTAGAGAACTATAGAGAAATACACGGTTGGTTAAGAGGATTAGGATTTCCTGGAGGATATTCAGAATTTAAAACTTTACTTGACGCAGGTGAAGATAGATTTCCTACGTCTAAAAATAGTGTATTGGGTGACGCAGGACGATCAAAGTTTGCTGCCCCTAGTCAAGGTGGTATATTTTCAGACGCAACACTATCAATACTAACAAGTAAAAACAATGCTGTTGTAGATGTCAGATTTAGTGATGTATTTCCTATATCATTATCTGGTTTACAATACACACAACAAGCAGGTGATACAGATTACTTAACAGCAACTGTAACCTTTGATTATAAACTATACGATTTTGCGGATACAAACGCAGGAAGAACAAGTATTACTACATCATAAACTTGATTTTTTGACAGTTTTGTGATATAATGGAGTTATTATGGATTTAGAACAATTACAAGAACTAGCAGACAAAGACTTAAAAATTAATGATACTGAACTAGATTTAGAATCATTAAAAACACCTCAACTACACAACAAGTTTATGAAACACTTAACAAAGTTTAAGTTGTTATTAACTCGTGCTGAAGATGACTATAAAACAATAAGACTATTTAAATGGGAATATTATACTGGTAAATCAGATCCGCAAATCTACCAAGAAAAACCTTTTAATCTAAAAATTTTAAAACAAGACGTTGACAAGTATATTGAAGCAGATGAAGAAGTACAAAAGGCAGCTCAAAAAGTAAGATACTTGGAAACAGTTGTTGATTTTTTAGATAGAACTATTAGACAAATTTCTAATAGAACTTTTACAATAAAGAACGCTATAGACTGGAGAAAGTTTACTAGTGGCGCTATCTAAAAATGACCACAACACGTTACCTCATCATAGATAAGAAGAACGAAGTCTATTTAAAAATAGAGGCAGACGCAGATATAAGACGAGAACTTGGCGAATACTTTACGTTTGAAGTACCTGGTTTTAAGTTTATGCCTCAATATCGTAGTAGAGTTTGGGACGGTAAAATTAGATTATTCAGTTATGCAACAGGTCAAATCTATGCAGGACTTTATCCTTACATTATAGATTGGTGTAAAAAGAATGATGTACAAGTTGTAGATGGCACTAAAATAAAAGATGTATCTGTAAAAGAAGATGAAATAGATAGATTTTTAAAAGCACTTAAAATTCCTAAAATAGAAATAAGAGATTATCAAAGAGAGGCATTTGTACACTCTATTAAAAAGAGTAGATGTTTATTATTATCTCCTACTGCCTCTGGTAAATCTTTAATTATATACTTAATGTTAATCTTTAATTTGTTGAGATTAAAAGAAAGTAAACAAGATAAGATACTCATTATTGTACCAACAACATCTTTGGTAGAACAATTATTTAAAGACTTTAAAGATTACGGTTATAATAGTGATCGTAACGTACATAGAATATATCAAGGACACGATAAAGAAACAAACAAAAGAGTTATTATATCTACTTGGCAATCAATTTATAATTTACCTAAAAAATGGTTTGCACAATTTGGTATGGTGATTGGTGATGAAGCACATTTATTTAAAGCAGTTTCATTAAGTAAGATAATGAATAAACTTGAAAAATGTAAATATAGAGTTGGACTTACAGGTACTTTAGATGGCACTAAAACACATAAACTTGTATTAGAGGGTTTATTTGGTACTGTAAATAAAGTTGTATCAACAAGTGAATTACAAGAAAAGAAACAACTTGCTGACTTAAAAATATTCTGTTTAATACTTCAACACGATAAAACTGCTAGACACTTTTTAAAAGATAAAACATACCAAGAAGAAATGGATTATCTCGTTTCTAATGAAAAACGGAATAAATATATACGCAATCTATGTTTATCTTTACCAGGTAATACATTATGTCTGTTTCAGTACGTTGAAAAACACGGAATGCTACTTAAACAATTAATCGAGGACAAAGCCGATGATAAAAAAGTTTTCTTTGTTTATGGAGGTGTTGAGGCAGAGGAACGTGAGAAGATACGTTTTATCACAGAAAAATCCGAAGGTGCTATTATTATTGCTAGTTACGGCACTTTTAGCACTGGTATTAATATTCGCAATCTACACAACATTGTTTTTGCTAGTCCTTCAAAGTCTAGGATACGTAATCTCCAAAGTATTGGTCGTGGTCTTCGGTTAAAAGATAATAATTCAAGTGCTACTTTGTATGATATATCAGATGATTTAACTTACAATGAAAAAGAGAATTACACATTGGCACACTTTAGAGAAAGAATAAATATCTATAATGAAGAAGATTTTAATTATGAAATTCATAACGTGGAGTTAAAGTAATATGCACCAACCACCACATAACATAAAAATCATTAAGTTAATTAATGGTGAAGATGTTGTAACTGCTATACCTACAGGCGATAATCAATTACCTGAATCACATAACTTAATGAGATTAACTAAACCATTGTTAATTAAATACGTACCTCAAATGACAATGACTGGATTCAAAGATTATGTGGCATTAATTAAGTGGTGTTCTTATACTCCAGATCAAATTATTACTATTCCAAAAGATAAAATTATAACAATAACTAATGCGTCTGTAGAAATGGCAAGTAGTTATATGAATATATCAAATAATATAGAAGAAAAACCCGTTCCTGTCAGAAATCAAAACTATAGTAGGCAGAGATTAACAGATAATGAAAATGAGAAAATGAATGAAATATTTGATGAAATTGGTGATGAAGATGATGAAGATAAAACTATCCATTAATAATAATATCTATAGCTCTATCCCTCAATTCCCCGCTACACGCTCCATTATACATAAATTTTCCAATAAGTCAATGCTAATAAGTACATCTTAAAACATTGACATTTTTAATGAAAGGTGATATATTAATGATATGAGAAAAACTACAAAAAAAGAACATTATGTAAATAATAAAGAGTTTTTAGAAGCAATGAAACTTTACAGAAAGTCTGTAAACAAAGCTATAAAAGATAAAAAACCAAAACCGCCTGTTACAGATTATATAGGTGGATGTTTTTTAAAGATTGCGAATCATTTATCATATAGACCTAATTTTATTAATTATACATTTAGAGATGATATGATTAGTGATGGTATTGAGAACTGTTTACAATACTTGGATAATTTTAATCCATCAAAATCAAATAATCCTTTTGCTTATTTTACACAAATCATCTATTATGCTTTTGTAAGAAGAATACAGAAAGAGAAGAAACAAGTAACAATTAAAAATAGACTTATTACAGAATCTAATTATGATGATATGACTTTACAACCAGGTGAAGACAAAGAGTTTAAGAACCAATTTACAGAATATCTTAAAAAGAATATGCCTGTTGAAGAACAACAGAAAATAGCAGATAGTAACAAAAAGAAAACAAGAAAACCTAAAAAATCAACTAGTACATTAAGTTACTTTTTAAATTAATATGAATAAAAAATTTAGAGTTTGTGTTCTCGGAGGAGGCACAGCAGGTCAAATAGCAGCTTTAATATTGAAATGTAGATTTTTTGAAAATATAGAAGTTGATATTATTAAATCAGATAAAGTAGGTATTGTTGGTGTAGGAGAAGGAACTACTGAACATTGGAAAGAGTTTACAGACTTTGTTGGGATTGATCCATATGAACTAATAGCAAAGACAGACGCTACACTAAAAGGTGCTATAATGTTTGATGGATGGGGCAACAAAAAATATTTACATAACACAATTCCAGAATACAGTAAAATAAAATTTGGACAGTTACACGCTGCTTACTTATTATTTTTAAAAAATAATTCAGACTTTAAAGATATTATAGACCCTTTAAATTATTCTTCAAAGATCAGAAATATAATAAGACCAAAAAATAATAAAAATAAACTATTGCCTTTTAATCAATTTCATTTTAATGCTTTAAAATTAAACAATTTTTTAGAAGAAAAATGTATAGAAAGAAAAATTAATTATGTAACAGATGAAATTTTAGATGTTACTTTAAATAATAAAGGTGAAATAGATATATTAAAAGGAAAAAAACAAGAATATAAAAATTATGATCTGTTTATAGATTGTACAGGATTTAAAAGATTATTAATTTCTAAACTAGGTGCTAAGTGGTCTTCTTATAAAAAGTATTTACACACAAATGAAGCAATAGCTTTTCCGACAAAAGACACAGATGAGTATCCACTTTATACAACATCAAAAACTTTAGATTATGGATGGATGTGGAGAATTCCTACTTATGGTCGTTGGGGTAATGGATATGTGTATAATAACAATTATATAAATGCAGATCAAGCTAAACAAGAGGTAGAAAAAGTAATAGGACACGAAGTAGAAATATTTAAAAATATTAAATTTGAACCAGGATGTTTAGATAAAGTTTGGATTAAAAATTGTATTGCTGTTGGATTGTCATCTAGTTTTATTGAACCTTTAGAAGCTTCGTCATTAGCTTCTATAATTCAACAATCATTTTTATTAATACATCAACTTCCAAATTATAATCAACCTATTATAGATCAGTATAATCAAAAAATGGCTGATGTAAACAAAAATATAAGAGATTTTATTTGTTTACATTTTTATGTTAAAAAAGATAATAGTCAATTTTGGAAAGATATACAATCAGTAGAGTTACCAGATACATTAAA